GGTGCAGGTGGTGGCACGTTTATAAACACCTCAGCTACAAGTGTAACAAAAACAGCAGGTGTCAATGGGACCAATTCTTATAGTAACGGGACTATAGTAATACTATAGTAATAACTTAGTACAGGGAATAAAATGAGTACACAAGAATTAATAGAAGCTATGGAGAATTTATCTCCTGATAATGTAACAGTAAAAGACGGAATTTGTAAAGAAATTTATGGCGAAAATGCTAATCATGAAGACTATACTAATGAAGAAGTAATCGCTAAATTAAAAACCATGGATTAAATAGTATAAATACTATAAAAATTAGAGGATAATATGGCAAGTCCAAATTCTAGACAAAGTTTAATTGATTGGTGTAAAAGACGTTTAGGTGCACCAGTAATTGAGGTAAATGTTGATGAAGATCAACTTGAGGATAGAGTTGATGAAGCTATTCAATATTATAGAGAATATCATTCTGATGCTACTGTTAGAAGTTATTTAAAACATCAAATGACTGAGTCTGATATTACGAATAAGTATATAACAATATCAAGCGATGTATTGTTTATAAAAAGAATGATGCCACTTTCCTCTTCATTTGGTACCTCATATAACTTTTTTGATATAAAATATCAAATGATGTTAAATGATATTGCAGATATGAATAATTTTGCTGGTGATTTGGCATATTATGAATCATTACAAATGCATCTTTCATTATTAGATATGAAATTAAATGGTACTCCACAAGTTGAGTTTGCACGAAGACAAAATAGACTTTATATATTTGGTGACATTGAAGATGGCGACATAAAGAAAGATGATTATGTTGTAGCCGAAGTATATTCTGCTATTAATCCTGATACTCATACCTCAGTTTATGATGATATGTGGTTAAAGAGTTATACCACTTCATTAATAAAAGAACAATGGGGTTTAAATTTAATGAAGTTCGAAGGAATGCAATTACCTGGAGGAGTTATTATAAATGGTCGACAGCTGTATGATGATGCACAAGCTGAGCTCGGAGATTTAAGAGAAAAAATTAGATTAGAGCACGAAGTACCAGTAGATTTTATGGTAGGTTAATATGGCAATTAACCAATACATTAGATCAAATGTTAAATCAGAACAGGATTTATACGAAAATCTTGTCATAGAAACTCTCAAAACTTATGGCGTTGAAGTTTATTATATTCCTAGAGATATAGTAAATGAAAATAAAATTTTTGGAGATGATGTTCCATCACGATTTAATTCTTCTTATAAAGTAGAAATGTATATTGATAATATAGAAGGATTTGCTGGTGAAGGAGATATCTTTTCAAGATTTGGTGTAGAGATTCGTGATGAAGCGACATTTGTTGTTGCTAGAAGAAGGTGGAGAGATGCTGTAAAAAGATATGATAATGAAATATCTGGTGATAGGCCTAGAGAAGGTGATTTAATATATCTTCCAATGTCTAAATCATTATTTCAAATACAGCATGTAGAACATGAAGATCCATTTTATCAATTACAAAATGTCCCATTATTTAGATGTCGTGCTACTCTTTTTGAGTATAATGATGAAGATTTGGATACTGGAGTAGAAGCCATTGATAATATTGAAAAAGATTATGCTTATAAATATATTCTTACATTAAATGATAATAGTTTAGCTTTACCAGGAAATACAGTTTCACAATTAATTGATAGTGCTGAAGATATTAAAATGAGTGGTGAAGTAATAGCATATTCTGATTCCGATAGAAAATTACATCTTGTTCATGTTGGAGCTAGTGATGGTAAATATCATAATTTCTTAATTAATAGACCAATTACAATAACAGGATTAAATAAAAATGATTCTGATATACAAGTTTCAGTTGTGGCTCAAGATAATCAAATATCTAGTGATGAACAAAATACAGATTTTAGTACATTAACAGACTTTTTAGATTTTACTGAAAATAACCCATTTGGAGATCCGGAGAATAATTAATGTCAGATGATTTTTTTGATTTTGGCTTTACAGCCGTAGATGAAAATGAATTAGAAGCAGTTCAAACAGCTACTAAAAAAGCTGAAACTGTTACCACTACTGCTACTGCAGCAAAAACTAAACTGGATAAATTATATAATGCTATTATACCCCTTTTAAATAATTTAAAAAAGAATCCTGAAAAAGATTATATACTTTGGCCCGACAGATTAGCTAAAGTAGAATCGTTTGAGGATCATTTACAAAAAATATATAAGAGTTAATTATGTTTGGTACTCATTTTTATCACGAAAAAACTAGAAAATGTGTAGCTATCTTTGGTAGACTATTCAATAATATTTATGTGATAAGAAAGAATTCCGCTGGAGGAGTTATAAGTCAAGTTAAAGTACCTTTGTCATATGCTCCTAAACAACAATATTTATCTCGTATAAGAGAAAATCCTGATTTACAAGATGATACACGAGTGGCTATTAAGTTACCTCGTATGTCTTTTGAAATTACTAGTATTCAATATGATACTAGTCGACAATTATCTAAGATGTCAAATTTTACTACTTCAACATCATCTATATTAACTAGGCAAAAATTTAATACTGCAGTACCTTATGTTATAGGTTTCCAATTAAACTGTTATGCAAAAACTCAAGATGACGCTTTACAGATGGTGGAACAAATATTACCTACATTTAATCCACAATACACATTAACAATTAAACCGTTTGCTACTGAATATCCATCATTTTTAGAAGATATTCCTATCAGTATTCAAGGAGTAGCATTTTCAGATGATTTCGAACAAGAAATAGGTGCACGAAGAACTATAATTTATACTCTAGACTTTGAAATGAGAACAAGTTTTTATAGTAATATACCAACAACTAAAGTTATTCGTAAATCGGTGGCTAAAGTATTTAATCCTACAGTAGGATTTTTGGATTCGGCTGGAGGTAGAACAGTAGATCCGGATGTAAGATTACAAACGGTAGAAATTAATCCAAATCCAATAGGTACTATAGGAATGCCAGATAGCGACTTTGGATTTACAACAACAATTTGGGGTCAAGACAGCGATGGAGGGTTCGGCTCATGAAAACATTCGATGATATAAGAGAAATGAAAAAAGGATATCATAAAACTAAAGACGGCAAAGTTGTCAGAAAAGGTTTATGGTATTATATGAATAAAAGAAAAGAAGATGGTACAAGTAGACCAGGTAAAGGAACTGTAGACGACGAGGCAATAGAGAGGTCATCAAAATGAAAACATTTAAAGTCTATTATGAAGCTAGAGGAGAAGATTCCAAAGGTCATAAACGTGCAACTGAAAAAGGTGCAGGTTTAACCCAAAAAGGTGTTGATGCTTATAATAGAAAAACTGGTGGTAATTTACAAACAGCTGTAACTGGTAAAGTTAAACCTGGAAGTAAAGCTGCTGGTAGAAGAAAATCATTTTGTGCTCGTATGGGCGGAATGAAAGGGCCTATGAAAGATGAAAAAGGACGGCCTACGCGTAAGGCTATGTCTTTACGAAGATGGAAATGTTAAATGGATAAAGTAAAAAATGACTATGAATATTCTCGTGATACTTATTATGAGATACTAGAAAAAGGTAAAGAATCTATGGAATTAATGATTGAAGTTGCTCGTGAATCTGAGCATCCTCGAGCATTTGAAGTATTGTCTAATATGATGAAAAATATGGCAGACATAAATGATAAACTAATGGATTTAAATAAAAAAAATAGGGATATTAATCAAGAAGACGTGAAACAAATTACTACTAATAATAATGTTTTTCTCGGATCAACCGCTGATTTACAGAAATTATTGAAAAATAATGAAGACCTTTTAGATGTCACTCCTGAACGAAGTTGAAACATACGGAGGAAATCCTAATGTTAAAAGAGATGGGGTACTTCAAGAATGGAATCGTGAGGATGTAAAAATTTATGCACGTTGCATGAATGATCCTATATATTTTGCAGAAAATTATTGTAAAGTCATTTCACTTGATAAGGGTTTAGTTCCTTTTAAACTATATCCATATCAGAAAAAAATGTTCGAACATTTTAAGGAGCATAGGTTTAATGTCGTTCTCGCATGTCGTCAATCTGGTAAATCAATATCAGCATGTGCATATCTCCTCTGGTACGCACTCTTTAACGCCGAAAAAACAGTCGCTGTTCTCGCGAATAAAGGTGCAACTGCTAGGGAAATGTTGTCTAGAGTCACGCTCATGTTGGAAAACATTCCATTCTTTTTACAACCGGGTAATAAATCTCTTAATAAAGGTTCCCTTGAGTTTTCAAATAATTCTCGTATCCTCGCTGCTGCTACTTCCGGCAGTTCTATTCGTGGTCTTTCTGTTAATTTACTTTACTTAGACGAATTTGCATTTGTGGAGAAAGCTAGTGAGTTCTATACATCAACATACCCAGTTGTCTCAGCTGGAAAAGATACAAAAATTATCGTCACGTCGACTGCGAATGGCATTGGTAATACATTCTATCAAATATGGCAAGGAGCAACACAAGGAATTAATGAATTCACTTCATTCAGAGTTGATTGGTGGGACGTGCCCGGGCGAGATGAAAGCTGGAAAAATACAACAATCGCGAATACCAGTCAATTACAGTTTGATCAAGAATTCGGTAATACATTTTTTGGCACCGGTGATACGCTTATTAATGCTGAAACGTTAATGAGTCTTAGGGCACTTAATCCTACTAGAACATTAGAAGGTGGTAACTTATTAATTTATGAAGAAACAGAAAAAAACCATGAATATATCATGTGTGTAGATGTTTCGAAGGGAAGAGGACAGGATTATTCTACTTTTACTTTGATCGATATTAGCCGTCGCCCATTCAAACAGGTAGCTGTGTATCGCAATAACACTATCTCTCCAATACTCTTCCCAAATATTATTTATAAATACGCAAATATCTACAATAAAGCTTATGTAGTTATTGAGTCAAATGATCAAGGATCTGTAGTATGCAATGGGTTATACCATGATATGGAATATGAAAACGTTCATTTAGAATCGGCTATTAAAGCAAATAAAATTGGTATAGAAATAACTAGAAAGACAAAGCGATTAGGTTGTTCTGCTGCAAAAGATTTGCTTGAAACAAAAAAATTAGAAATAGTAGATGAAAATACTATATTAGAAGTATCTACCTTTGAAGCAAAAGGACAATCATATGAGGCAAGTGATGGGAATCATGATGATTTAGTTATGAATTTAGTTATGTTTGGTTATTTTGTTTCAACTCAATACTTTTCAGATATGACAAATATCAACTTAAAACAAATGTTATTTAATAATAAAATGAAAGAAATAGATGATGATATTGTTCCCTTTGGAGTATTTGATGACGGAAGTGAATATATTGCTTCATTAGAAGAAGATGATCCTAAAAGGCCATGGGCAGTAGAATATGACCCTAATTTTTAATTTATATAAATAATGGTATAATTGAAGATAACCGTATTATGAAAACATATAATTAGTAACCGAAAAGGAAAAGAAATGGCACTTTTTAC